GTTACTGCTTCGACAAGAACGCCGAGGCGATGGAGCTTGAGGAGTTTCTAGATGCGATAGACGCGGGCCGCGCGTCGCTGATCGATCTTGATGCGCTCGACCTCGCCGGGTCAAAGGAACACTTCACCGACGGGCCGCCGTGTCTGCGTATGCTCGTGGCCCTTGGTCACGTCGGGGACATGCGGAACAATACGCTGCTGCAGATGGGCGTCTACGCCAAGCTCAAGTATCCCGACAGCTGGGAGAAGGTGGTCGAGGAATACAACCGCACGTTCATGGTGCCAGCACTCGACGCCAAGGAGGTGCTGGGTATCATCGGGCAGCTGAAGAAGAAGGATTACTTCTACACCTGCAACATCGAGCCCTTCTCCTCGGTGTGCGACAAGGATCTGTGCAAGACCAAGAAGTACGGCGTGGGCGGGGACAGCGAGAGCAAGGCCAACGTCGGCGGTTTGACAGTCGTGCTATCAGAGCCGCGGTTCTACTTCATGGTGGTGAACGGGAAGAGGGTGGAGTTATCCGTCGACCAGTTACACAACCAATCGTTATGGCAGAAAGCCTGTCTTGCGCAGATCAACTTCATGCCGTCGACGATGAAGCAACAGGACTGGACGTCGCTGGTCAACAGGCTGCTGTCGCAGGCGACCTACCAAGAGGTGGCGCGCGAGCTGACGACTACAGGTCAGTTCGAGGAGCTGCTCAAGAGCTACTGCAACGGCAGCGCACAGGCTTATACACCGGCAGAGCTGGAGACAGGCAAGCCTTGGCACGACGACGGTCGGGTCAAGTTTAAGATCGACGGGCTGATCAGCTTCCTCAAGAACCGCAACCACCCGTGGGCCGACAACCGCGCCAAGGTGGGCGAGGAGATCAAGCGCATCAACGGGAGCGCGGAGTTCTACTTTAGGCAGACATACAAAACCGCAGACGGCAGTTGGGGAAGTGTGCGTGTCTGGTCTGTGCCTGAGATCAAGGAAGAAGCAATCGATCTGCCTGTAGAGGAAATCGATACGGACATACCGTTTTAGGAGATGAGCAGTGATAGAAGGTAGCACACAAATCTTTGGGCCGCCCGGATGCGGCAAGACTGAATACCTCATGCGGCTAATCGAACGCCGGATCGCCGGCGGCATGTCCCCGCTCGATATCTGCTTCGTTTCGTTTTCTCGCAAGTCTATCCAAGAAGCGCGAGAGCGGGCGATGACCAAGTTTAACCTCGAGTCCAAGCAGCTTGCCCGCTTCCGTACTCTGCATTCCACCGGCTTTACAGAGCTGGGCTTATCCTATGGGGACGTGCTGGGTGGCGCCGACTACCGAGAGCTGGGACGCATGCTGGGTGAGGAGTTTAACATGAATGTTAGACCAGAGGATGGTCTAATACTGCCAACCGACCTGCGCCGCGGCAGCCGCTACATCCAGATCATCGATCGCGCGCGGTATCGAATGCTGCCGCTCGAGGAGGAGTGGAAGGATCACGACACGTGGGACTTGTCCTTGTTTAAGGCCAAGCAGATTGCCGACCAGATCTCCGAGTACAAGTCCGCCTTCAACAAGGTGGATTACGTCGACATGATTGAGCTGTACACCACGACGGTGACGCCCAAGCCCATCAAGCTACTGATCGTGGATGAGGCACAGGATCTCACACCGCTGCAGTGGATGATGGTAAAGCACATGGCTCAGTATGCCGATGAGGTTTACCTAGCTGGCGACGACGATCAGGCGATCCACCGCTGGACAGGTGTTGACGTGAAGCTGTTCATCGAGATGGCTGAGCACCGCATCATTCTCGACCAGTCCTACCGCTTGCCCAAAAAGATCTTTCAGGTTGGCGAGCACATCGTCAAAAGGATCAAGGACCGAGTGCCGAAAGCCTACCGCCCAACGGACGAGGAGGGCAAAGTTTCGTGGCACTATAGCCTCCACACGATACCGTTGGATAAAGGCTCGTGGACTATCATGGCGCGGACCAACAGCTTTGTTACGGAGTTGGCCAAAGAGATCTACGAGATGGGGTACTACTATTCCGTAAAGGGTGAGCCTCCGATTACCGTGCAGCAAGCCCGTGCGATCAAGACATGGCGCGAGCTGTGCGCCGGTGGCAAGGTTGAGCTGAGCCGGATACGTGAGCTGTACGAGGTCGTGCCAAAGCAGGGCGATCGTGCGGTTGTGAAGCGGGGATCGGGCAAGCTTCTGGATGCGGCTGATCCGATGTCGATGCTGTCGATGGACGATCTCTACAACGAGTTTGGCCTGATCGATAAGGGCGACCTGCTCGGATACCACGACGCCTTCTACATCCTGAACCTCGGTGACGAGAAGCGTCTGTACCTCCAGCACATTGAGGCCTCGGGCGAGGATATCACCCAGCCGCCGCGCATCAAGCTGTCGACCTTCCACGCCATGAAAGGTGGTGAGGACGATAACTGCGCCGTATACTTGGGCAGCACCAAAGCGTGTATGGAGAGCCGCTATCCGGACGACGAGCACCGCGCATTCTATGTCGGTGTGACCCGTGCGAAGAAGGAGCTCCACCTTATCGAAAGCAGCAAAAAATACAGGTACACCATATGACACGGGACGAAATTATCGAAACCGCTAAAACGCTGATCTCCGGACAACGGGCGATCGACTACGGGGATGCACGGGACAATTTCGATCGCATCGCCGCGGGCTGGAACATCATCATTGAGAACCTCGACGGCCCGATCACGGCCAAGCACGTGGCGCTGATGATGGACTGGGTGAAGACCGCCCGGTTGCTAGAGACCATCGACCATGACGATTCGTGGATCGACAAGGTTGGATACTCTGCCTTGGGCGGCAGCTTCACAAAGGATTGAGCAGTGGCAAGAGACCGTAACGACAAGAGCACCATCGCCTTCTTCGAACGCATGGATCTGGGCGAGAAGCTTGAGCCGGATTGGAACATCCCGCCGAGCTATCCTGACCTGACGCAGTACCCGCAGATTGCAATCGACCTCGAAACCCGCGACCCAAACCTGACGACGCTCGGCCCCGGCTGGGCGCGTAACGACGGGTGCATCGTCGGCATCGCTGTCGCCGCCGGAGATCAGGCGTGGTACTTCCCGATCCGTCACGGGAATGGACACAACCTCGATCCGAAGATGACGTTCAAGTGGCTGAAGAAACAGATGGCCACACCGCACATCGACAAGCTGATGCACAATGCCACCTACGATGCGGGCTGGCTGCGGGCGGAGGGCGTCGAGGTTCAGGGTCGGATTATTGACACCATGATCGCCGCGCCTCTGATCGACGAGAACCGCTTTTCGTACAGCCTGAACAATCTCGGCCGCGACTACATCGACATGCGCAAGGACGAGAAGATGCTGCGGGCTGCAGCAAAGGACTGGGGCATCGATCCGAAGAAGGACATGTGGCAACTTCCGCCAGCCTATGTCGGCGCTTACGCTGAGCAAGACGCACTTATGACGCTGAAGCTGTGGGATCGGTTGAAGACCGAGATCAGCTCACAGGACCTGACGCACATCTTCAACCTCGAGACCTCGCTCATCCCGCTCATGGTGGAGATGCGGGCCCGTGGTGTGCGCGTCGACCTCGACCAAGCAGAGATTGCTCGCAAAGGTCTAAGGGCCAAGGTTCGAGATCTGAAGGCCGAGATCAAACACAAGACCGGCGTGGACATCGAACCTTGGGCGACCGCTTCTGTGCTGAAGGTCTTCGATGCGCTGAACCTCCAGTACCCCAAGACCGAGGCCGGCGCTCCCTCGTTCACCAAGCAGTACCTGAACGCCCACCCGCACGAGGTGTGTCAGGCGATCGTCAGGTTGCGGGAGTTCGACAAGGCTGACAGCACGTTCATCGACTCGATCCTGCGGCACGAACACAACGGGCGCATACACACGGAATTTCACCAGCTTCGCAGCGACGACGGCGGCACAGTGACGGGCCGCTTCTCTTCGTCCTCGCCCAACCTGCAGCAGATCCCGGCGCGTGATCCGGATATCAAGAAGCTGATCCGTGGTCTGTTCATCCCCGAAGAGGGGCAGATGTGGGGGTCGTTTGACTACTCCTCGCAGGAGCCGCGGTTGCTGGTG